AACGACTGACTTTAAAATTGCCATCTTTGTTATTCTCCTATTTGTAGTGCTGTTAGAGTGACTGTGATTGTAGTTGCTGAGCCACTTCTATTAGTGACTGCTAGGTAAATGTTATCCGTTCTTGGATTGTCGTTATTGAATCCCATAATGCCAGGTGAAATCAGAATTGATTCTGCTCCAGACGTTCTTACTTCAGCAATAACACCGCTACCTGGCGAAGGATCTTGTCCTTCACTTCTTGTAGTATCAGCATCTCTTGATGCATCATCTACATAGACTCTTACCCATGCTCCTGCATCAGTAGTAATCTTGAATAACGAATAGGCTTTGTAACCTGTAATATTTAGTTCAGCAGATGCGTCATCAGCAAGTGATGCTGTAGTTCCTGATAAATCTTGAATCTGTGGAACGGTAGAACCACCAGTAGCAGTTAGAACACCGTTACCATCAATAGAAAGACCAGAACCAACCTTGATACCACCAAGAGTTGTTGCATCTGCTGTTGGTAGTGTATATGCTCCAGCGTTAGCACTAAGAACACCATCACCATCAATACTTAAATTAGCACCTACCTTAATACCACCAAGTGTCCCTGCTGCTGCAATAGGAAGTGTATATGCTGAAGGAATGCTTGGTTTATTTAGAATTTGTCCTAATCCAGAAGAAGCATTCCAATCTGGTTGAACTGGTGCAGTGCTACTAAGAGTAATTCTGTTGTTAGCACCATCCCATGTTACAGATGTGCCATTGCTACCAGTAATTTCAATATCATCATCATTGTTGAGTGCATCACGAAGTCTAAGAATAGCATTATTGCTTGTTGTGCTTGTTCCTAATAGATCATATGTGGATCCTCCACCACCTCCACCAGCCTGAGCTGTAGCACTAAGAGAATTATTGGCATCATCATATGTAAATGTGATGTTTGTATGTGTGCCATTAGCAAACATCGTAGCGATAGCATCCTGTGCCTTCTCATCAGTATACAACTGAGTAGAAATATTAGGAGCTCTAAAGGTAATTGTATTAGCGTCTGTATTTTCTACAGTTAAACCATCAGCACCAGCGAATGTAACGTTGTCTACCGAACCATCGCTTCCAGTGAGTCTGAATGTAGCATTAGAACCAGCACCTGACTCAGAGGAAATACCATATGTGGTATCGGATATGGTGCTGTTAAATGTAATTTCATTATTAGCTTTGATGATTGATAATCCTGTTCCAGCTGTAAGAACAATATCATCTGTTACACCTTGAGAATCACTGAGTCTTATTATCTTTCTTGCATCGTTAAATGCTGGTGTTCCACCAGTAGTATAATCAACTGCGTCAATAGTATAGGTTAACTGAGTGTTAGCAAGTAGTGTAGAGAAATCTGATGATGTAGAACTATTTGTAGTAACAATTCTATGATCTGTCCAACTTGTACCGTTGGAATAGTACATCGCATCGGTAGCTTCTGAGAAGGCAAAAGCACCTTTACTGACATTTGCCTGAGGGAAGAATGCAATACTTGCGTAAGTGTTTTCAAATGGATCACCAATAGGTGAAGCGTCTACCCACTGGTTTGTATCAACATCTGAATAATATATCTTGAGGGTTCCTTCATCAGACTTCCACCACATATCACCTGGTTGTGGATTGCTTGGTGCTGAGTCTTGAACAACAACTTGAGCAGTGGTACTGAAATTAGTGTTTACCCATTGACTTCCGTTATATCTTAATACCTGATCGTTCTGAGGAGAACTAACTACAACATCAGTATGACTACTAATAGATCCAGTTGATGTTAAGTATGCAGAATCATTTGTAAGGTCAGATACTGCAGTTGGGAAGTCATAATATGTGGTTCCATCATTAGTAAACTTCCATTTATTTGCAACCTCATCCCAACGAATATCTACATCAGGATCGCTACCTCTATCATTCTTAATGAGAGCATTCAATGCACCAGATGCTTGTCCATCATTAAGAACAATCTCATTATTTGATACATTTAAAACGCTAGTGTTATTTGAGGTAGTTGTACCAAGAACATTTAAGTTTCCACTTACAGTTACATTAAGGAATGTACATGGTGTGTTTGTAGAAGCACCTCTGCCAGTTACACTAGCTAATGTATCTGTCTCTGTAAACGAAGTTAGATAATTAGGTGTAAAGTTTATCCAATTTGTGCCATTATATTTTAATAACTGATTATTTTGAGGACCAGAGATAGCAACATCACTCAATGATCCAACAGATGATGAAGAAAGATTAGTTAAATATCCAGCAACACCATGATCTCCCCAAGTGTATGCAGTATTCCAATTAGATACCAACTGAGTTGTTACACCAGCAGCTGCTGATGCTTGAAAAATAGGATCAGTTTCAGTATATGAAGTTAGATAACCAGCAGTAGCATGATTACCCCAACCATACGCTGTATTCCAGTTAGTTTTATTTTGTGCTGTGATACTAGCAGCTTCAGAAGCAGAAAATATAGGATCGGTTTCTGTATAAGAAGTTAGATACCCTGCTGATGCATGGTTTCCCCATCCATATGATGTATCCCAATTAGTAATCTTTTGAGATGTAATTCCGTATGATGGATGTGCTAAGAATACAGGATCTGTTTCAGTATATGTTGTTAGGTATGAAGAAAGATCTGGTGGAGTAAATGTAAACTCACCATTCTGTGAATTATATGTAAGAGTTGATGATCCAGCAGCAGTTAAAGTTACACTTGGTAGTGGTGGAACTAAAGGTTTGTTTAATATAACTGCAACACCACTGGATGCATTCCAGTCAGAGTTTACCTGAGCTGCAGGTATTGTAGGTTTGTTAGTAAGAGTATTATAATTTCCGTTAAATGGAGTTGTCCAAGAAATAGAAGTTCCAGTAGAGGTTAGAACCTGACCAGAGACTCCAGATAGACCTGCTGCTTGGATAGGTTTATCAGCAGGTATATTCAGACCCTCCTTTATCTCAACGGGAGCATCATCCCCATAATTAGCGATTTGGTTCGCAAGTAATTTTGACATACCTCTAGTCCTGAAGACAATATTTCTAAGCTAGAAGTATTTATTAAAGGTTAATCAGTTAGTTTGGGGAATTGGATTACATTATCTAAAACATCTAAGTCTTTTCCATTCTTTTTAGTAACTATCTCAAAAGAATAATCAAGATTTGGGTCATCCAATTTACTATAATAATCTTCTGTATTATCAGTAAAACGAATAGTGTTATTAACTTTCTTCTTTAGATCACTAACAGAACTAAGTGTGTTGAATAGTTCTGTTAGATACGCATCTTCTCCTTCTGCCAGAGCAGCAATTAATGCATGACGCATAGCTTTTTCTGCTTTTTCTAGTTGTGATTTAACGCTCATGATGTGTAAGGGGATGTAATTGTGTCTGAATCTCTAGGGTATGCTGCTACCTCTGGATCTGGGTCTAACCACTTGGTATATTCAAAGTCTTCTATAGCATAATCAAGTTGGGTTGAATTATCTAGGAGATACATGTCTCTGTAACGTCCACTCCATGTATTAAATTTTTGTATGCGATAGTCTGGAAACCCATTATCAAGGGTTCCACACTCAACGTAACGATATGGATATCTCTCTAAGATAATTTGTGTCTTAGCACCCGTCGTCGTGGTTTCTGAGGTAGTCATAATTTAAGTCGTTTGGATTTTGTGGAACTACAAGTATTTTAGCACCGTCAGGTTTCTCTACAAGAACCACTGTGCCACTTTCTGCTTTGTCACAGTAGTAGTCCTTTCGGTTTTCAAATTCTTTTTCGGTTATTTCTATCATACCTGACAGCAAATTTTTTCTTCTTGCATATATTTGATAGATTCTTGGCATCCACCTAGATGAATACCATCTAATATCAATTGTGGAAAGGTAGAACCTTCACCAAATTTTTCATAAAAATCTTCTCTATTGTAATCTCTATCTAAGACATACACTATATGTGGTAAACCCTCATGTTCAACAACTGTTATAAGTTTGCTACAAAAAGGACAACCTGATCTTGAATAAATTTCAATCATGCTTTTAGATTTTTAAAGTCTTCTTCAAAAATTGCCAGACCTGCGTCTGTCAACACATGATTATACATCTTATCAAATACTTTTGTAGGTAATGTAGCTACAGAAGCACCATATAAGAAACAGCGAGATACATGATGTACGTCACGCAAACTAGCAGCAAGAACTTTTGTTTCCTGTGACTGAGTGCAATATAAATCTGCAATACCACGTACTAATTCTACACCACTGAATGAATTGTCATTAAGACGACCAACAAATGGTGAGATATATGTTGCTCCTGCTATTGATGCCATCGCTGCCTGTGCAACAGAGAAACAAAGAGTTACGTTGGTTTTTATTTCTTGATCGGAAAGATCCTTACAAGCAATAAGACCCTCTCTAGTAAGAGGAAGTTTGATTGTGATTTCAGATCCAATACCAATGTATTGTTCAGCATTTTCAATCATTTCACTAGCAGTATTTCCATTAACCTCTGCTGAAATACTTTCAAAACTAAACTCTTTAGAGAGTAAAGAAATAAAATCAAAGTAACTTACACCAGACTTACGAACTAGTGTAGGGTTAGTGGTTATACCAGAAATTAGACCAGTTTCATATCTGTCTTTAATCTCAATAAAATCAGCTGTGTCTAAGAAAATTTGCATAATGTTAATTATATAGTCCTATGACTTTTTCTAAATTATAAACGAATTTGTGGTTGGTGTCAACTATTCTTCTATATCCCAGTGCCACCTTATAGATTTAATGTAATCAAATGTATCTTCCATGTATGTTCTGTCATCATTATCATATTTTCTCTCGCACAAATAGTTTCTCATCTTCTGCAGTGATTCAAAACTGCCCTTATGAGTATAGTTTTCATCATATAAATGATACTTCATTGCCAAACTTTTTCTGATCCTCCAGTCATTTTCCATCTAGTGGATAAATTATACATTATTTCATGAATATTGTCTAGCTCTTCACTACCATTATTTTCTAAGATGATTAGATTTTCTTTTACTAGTTGATCAATCATATAATCCTGTTGTTTTTTAGAATAAATCGCAGGTCCGAACCATGGATCATCAGGTAAAAACTCAGGTGCAGGGATTCCAGTAAAAGTTTCAGTCATCTTCGTTGCCAAAATAATCTTTCCTGTAATAACGACCAAGAATGTTAGAATTATAGAATGCAGGTGTACCATCTGTCAAGGTTTTTGTTAAGACGTCATGTAAGAAAAGTTGTCTAGTCTCCTCATAATTAGTTCTGCCTTTGGTAGTATGTAAACTTAAAATCTCTCTTGAGAAAGAGGGTTTTCCAAGTAGTTTGATGTCCTCCTTGAGTTCTGGACAGGATCCATAATAGCGTTTCCAATCTGACTCAGAAGTAACTCTTCTCTTGCCTCCCTTAGGTTTACGCTTCTGCACGAAATACTTTCTACCGATGTACTTTTTACCTGTTGACTTATTAGTAATGAGGTAGACGTAACCGAAGAAGTCGCCAATATCGTCAGAAGTGAAAGCTGTACCTTTGTAGTACCAGGAGTTTTCATAATCAACCACTTGTTCATAGTAACATTTTAATTATTTATGGTTCGTCAAATAATACCTCATTAATGTAGTCATCTGCCCATTTTTCTCCAAAATATTTCTCTAAAATTTTCCTAGTTTTATCATTTTTCTTCTGTTTTTCACAATAATTTATCTGTCCTTCGTATCTCTCATCTGCTCTATTGTAATTCATGGTTGATTTCCATACAGCACCTACAAATACATCAAGATATTCGTTTACTACGTCGCAAAACTTACCAATTTCCTCACTGTCATCCAGTCTTGCAAACTTACTATAGGGTGAAAAAATTGTACCCCATGTAGGTATCTCTCTATTATGCTTAAAACTATAATACTGACTAATAGCTTCAATATCCTCATAAATTGGGTGGTCTAGACCATCTACAGGAGAGATGTCTGTGATAGCAGCAGTAACAATCTTCTTATTAGCTACAATATCAGCACCAAAAATAGGCAAATCAAACTCAGGGTCTGGATACCAGATGCAATGGAGGATATCTAGAGGTCCTAGACTAGCAATTTCCATGTGTACCTTACGTAATCCAGTACACATGTGCATGTCATTCTCAATGACTAGGTTACCATCTTCAGTTTCTTTATAAACCTCCCTAAATTTATCCTTAACATCCAGTTCTTCTACATTAGGTAGAGACTCTTGATGATCACGAATAATATCAGCTAGGTCATTAATTATTTCTCTTGCCATTTTTATGCATAACTGAAAAAGAATTCTTTAATTAGATTATGGGACTTTTCTTTACCAAATCTACTAGACAAATATCCAGAAATAGGATCAAGTCTTATCATATACCTATCAAAGTCAACATACTGTGTAGTATCAGTTCCAATTGGTTGATGCTCATTCAGCATATCTTTATAATATTGTAGATATTTTGTAAACAAAGGTAGGTGTTCATCTACCTCATCAGGTTTACAATATCTAACAACTAGATTGTCAGAAAAATGATTACCTGCTTCAAAAAATCTATACTTACCTTCTACTTTAGGTAAGTCTGGTGTGTAAAACAAGTATTTTTCTACGGGGTGTTGAAAATCAAACACAATGACAACTCGTTTGTCACTCATACCCATGAGATCCATACCAAAACAGGGCAAATTAGACCCTGTTCTAGGGTATATTATATTGTTGTGAATACTACAATTTTTATTGTCCCAAATTTCAACTTGTCTAGACTTTATAATATGTTCACCTGAGTACAAATCTGCAGTTAGGTTCACACCTTTATCATTAGTCC